GCAAGATCCTGTACGGATAATACAGAATCCGTCTCCCAGGCAAGATATCCACCGCCACTTGCCGGTTCATGCATAAACACAATCATGCATTTGATATGTGCTTCCTGCCCTGTCTTTCGTTCATAAAAATACGGCCATACCATCTCATAATCATCTTCCCCTTTGTACATAGTCAGATCCTGGTCAATCGATGGCTTGTACCGGTCTACCTCTGTGGTCGGATTCTCATCTGCAATATAATCATACTCATTTTCTTCCGGATTCATGGAAATGGTCAGTGTTTCTGACTTTTTAATCCGCTTATATCCGGTTCCCGGATCCAGAAACAATCCAATCTTATGCTTTTTTACAAGCTGTTTTACTGCTTCACTCATTCGCTTCACATCCTCCTCTTTCTTTCAAATACTGGATGGCAATCGATAACTGGTAAATTGCACTCGCATCTTCCTGTGAAACAATGGAATTGGAATCAGATACGTCGATATCCATGCAGATTAGCTTTCCTGCCTTTGACAGATCCGGATAATCTTCCTCCATGTTCCTTTCTTCCACCCAGTTTTCCAGATCAGCCAGCATCTGCTGATTATTGACACGCTCTGGGTTTAACTGTGTTGACTTCCGTGCTACCAGTTGGAAATATTCTGTGACCAGCTGACTGCCGTCCATATATTCCGTAACATTCTTATTCGGAGTTTTGAAAATAGCATAAGTGCCATCCTCCGCTTCGATCTGGTCAACCGCACACTCGGCAAACTCCATTTTCTGATACTCGCCAAGCCATTCGATGATACATTCTGATATTGTCACTTGTTCAATGCCTCCTGCGCTGCCTTTAAGATTGCTGCCTTACCACCATTATTCTTCATGTGTTCAAACCAATATTCGGTACGATTGTTCTCATGCTGCATCGGAATATAATACTGTTTTCTCGCGTACACCGTTCGGTAGATTACATTTCCACTACCAAGCTCTGTGTGCTCAATTCCACTTTGTTTTAAGGTCCCAGTATCAAACGGTACCAATGGATCACATCTCCGCAACACCTCACTGTCAATCATCTGCTGCACTTCATACAGCTTTTTGTTAATTTTCTCCTGTGTTCCGGGATTAAAGGATACTTTTACATTGGAAACTGTGCCATCGGCGGTCATTTTTAAAACAAAGTCTCTGGGGCAATGTACGTTAAATGGACTTCCCATTACTTGCACACTACCTTGTAGTGTTTCAGCATCGGAACATCTGTATTATCTGACATACTGCATACCGTTCCTGATTTCTGGTAATCTCTTTGCAGGTCTGTTATCGTATATGAATCACTGATTTTTTTATTCACCTCTCCACATACAATTACATCATGGTTTTTCATTGGATTGATCGTCCAGAAATCATCCGCTGCACTTTGACGCAGTCCGGAATATGCACCGGCATCAATATAGTCTTTTCCTTCCGTATCTGCTTCCGCCGGTATAATCACAGTCAAGAGCTGTGTGTATACGATTGCTCCGGAAGACGATACCGTTCGTTCTGAACCATATCGGTAAGAAACACCATGAATAACCGTTCGATGCCATGTTTTTGATACAGTATGATAGTTATATAGCGTAATAGTCTGGTCATTCATTAAAATACACCTGCCAATCTTGTCCCGATGCAGTCATAAATCATTTCCCTCATAGAATCCATGAGTTGTTCCTTATTCTGTAAAGCGTAGCTTTCGGAATACCCATTATTGTTTACGGATGAAACGGCTTTGCCTGATAAACCTGCCTGATTTGTGTAGAGGAAATTGCAGATCTGGAATATTGCATTTTTCTCATCTACCGGATCAACATCCATGTATTCTCCAACTACTTTGCGATATTCTATTTCTGCCTGTTGTTCTACCGCATCAAATTTTGATTCTGGAACGATGTTAGGAAAATGGGAGATATAATACTCCCAG